CCCAAAACCAAAATCATCAGGCTTATCTACAAAGGCATTAACATTGGGGTCAAATACCTTACCGTTTTCTGTAGCTTGTCGCATAACCATTGAGGGGTCTTTGGGAGCTATAGAGTCTGAAGTAAAGACCGAAGTAAAATCTTCTTCTTCCATTATTAATATCCTTTATTGATTCGCCAGATCATTATTAGCTTCTAGTTGTTTAGCATCTCTTACCTGTCTAGCGTTCAGACCATTAAAAGTGTCTAAGTGTAGAGGTAACGTATTGGGTATGGTCATACCGCGTAGGTTAGTAATCCAAAATGTTTTACCCCTACCGCTATATCGAAGAGAAAGCTGTGTAGGGTCAAAAGTTCCTGCACCAATAGTTTCTGCCATTAGTTCAAAATAAGCCTGTGCATCTTCTTGGAAAGCAGCGTTGCTTATATTTTCACCGCCACCCATAAATACCAACTTACCGTTAACTACGGAGTGGTCATCTACGATTTCCTTTGCATACTCTTTAATAAAGTCTGACGGCAACATACCTGTAGTTCTGGCAATGACCTGTCCGTATTGTTTAATCTTATCGCTCAGTAAGGTCTTGGCTTCTTCCCCAGTGACTACATCACCCCACCCCCAAGTATCTAACTCAGCTATAACACCCTCTGCAAACTTTTGAAGTCTTGCTGGTGAAGCTTTAGATTCTAAATAATCAGGGGAGCCTATAGCGGCTAAAGCATCTACTTCACTGTCGCCATATTGAGTTAATAAACGCCACTCTGCGAACTGTGCGCGTTGTGCCGAGTCTGTGAGATACTTACGGAACATTTGAGGGTTGCCAGCATGAATCTGCTTCAATAGCTTGAATTTCTTCATAGTGGTATCAAACTGAGGATTACCAACAACAAAGTTTCCAGTGCCTAAGTTATCAAAGGCTTTACCTGCGGTTGCTACCCATTGCTCGTTAAGTACGTTGGCGTTAGAGTACAAGGCTATTTGGCGGCTTAAGATTTCTTCAGGAGTACCACCGCCTGCTTGTGCAAGGTTGTTGATATGCTCTTGGGCTGCTCTTTCAGCATCTTGTTTAGATACCTGAACCGTATCTCCCTTCCAATCAATGTATGAACCGTTGGGAGTTCCACCAGATAAGATACTATTCACTACGCCTACTACGGCAGTATTCTTTCGGTCACTACCTGCAATCTTTGCAACGGCAGTTTTATTTGTAGCGTGTAACCCTTCATACTGTGCTGGGGTTATTAACTCATCTTCCAAAGCTATTCTAGCTGCTATGTCTTCCTCCCCAGCTACGGTAAAAGTCCCTAAAGCTGCTGAGTCTTTCCAATCCATGAGGTTATCAATGTTTCCAATAATGTCTGAACGTAGCTTGGCATTATCAGCCTTTTCGATAAGAGCTATTACTTTGTTACGGAAGTCAGGGCCACCGAATCCAGCCTCAAGTAAGTAATCCCCAATCAGGGTATCTTCAAACTGAATACCACGCTTCTCTTGCTCTTTTAACCAAAAGTTCTGTAGGTCGGTATTGCTGTACCCGTACTTCTCTTTAAGAACACTTTCGATATTCTTTATGCGGTCAGGTATAGAAGCTAACAATTCTTCGCGTAGCATTTCCCTATCCATACCATCAGGGCCGTGAGCAGCATTAGTAGGGGTTAAGTTGAATAAACTCTGGCCCTCATCTACACCTATACTAAAGGTAGCTGAAGCAAACTCTGCCCCTGCATCCCGAAGGTCTTGCCTAACCCATTGCTGGCTGGTGGCATTGCTGGTAGCAAACGCAGAAGAAGACATAGAACTACTTAAAATACCTTTGAGGTCTTCGTCATCAACCATATCTAAAGAGGTGTTGAATAACTTCTGATACTCTGGTGTTTCTGTAAGCTGCTCAGGACTCATCCTTGCAAACTGTTCTTGATCTATTAAAGCTCTGTATCCTATGTTGAACGTGTTTTGTGCTGACTGTTTCTTACTAGCTTGAATCATATCAAGCCTACGTTCTTCTTTAACCTCTACACGCTTTACGGCACCAGTAACGCTATCTAAAGCCCTACTGATCTGATCGTTACGTGCAGGGCGTACAAAAGTATCAACTACTGAAGCTTGGGGTTGTAGGCGCACCTGATTGGGTTGTTGTCTTGGGGTCTGTACTCGTTTAGTAGCCACGGCTATCTAACTCCTTAATTTGTTCTTTTTTATACGGGCTTTGTAAGGGTCTGTACCCTTAAAGTAACCACCTTCGTATGCTTGACCGCCTAGTTGTAATGCTGTGGCTGCAAAGCTTGGATAAGGTACTTCATTAATACGAGACTGCCGCCTCGACTTAGCACCTTCTTTCTCTTGTTTGATCTGTGCCTTAGTTGCTAAAAGGTTGCTGTCAGCTTTGGTGTCGTCAAATAGGTTCTGTCTTAGAATGTCGGACATAAGGGCATCTACGGATAGTCCTGATACACCTGATTCACCTGAAGCTGTCCTAGCTTTAGATATATCTCTCATTGATTGAATGTCAGACTCTTGGCCTCTTTGGGACTCTGCTTCTTCTTCTTGACGTTGCCTTAAGTTAAGCTGTCGGGCATCATTTAAAAACGAAGCGTTAGAAGCTTTTTCGTTGGCCTGTGCCTGTTGTTGCTGCTCACTTGCGGCTGCAATGGAGGTCATGGCTGATAATATTGTTCCAGCGTCACACATTTTGATTAATCCTTACGAACTCGTAGAAAGGTATGCCCCCTACGCCAAACTTAGGAATCAGTTGTACAAACGAAAACCCAATATGATTGAGCCATGCAATACTGACTTTGTTTTTAGCATCTACATAGTTAACAAGTAGAGGGTATTGTTTATTTACTTCTTTGACCCATTCCACTGACTGTGTAAGTAGGTCTTTCTTGATCTTAGGAATCTTGTCAGAACCTAGCATCCAAGGTGAGCCAATCAGATCATCCACATGGGCGCACCCGAACATTCCGATTAATTCTCCTTTATATATGATGGACTGAGGTTTAGACGCTTCAAAGCCTCGTTGGAGAGCTTCAAGAGGCGTAGCACCGTTAGATGCTAATACCTCTTTAACGTCTGCTTGTCGCATTTTTGCAGCAAGCTCAAACACGTCTTCCTGAACGGAATCGCGGTAGTGGGCCATTGTTATTAAATCCTTGCTGTTCTTTGAGTTAGGAACCCTTCGTACTCTGCACTCTGTAATACACAGGGTAGGTAACTGTCTGAGACAATCACGATATGGGCATACTTAGAGCTAGTGTTAACAGACAGCCTAAAGCTTCCTGAAGCAAGGTTGGCTTGCCCTAGAATGTTACTAAGTGAGCCTACAATTCTGCCGTTAAACTCATGTGTTTGAACAGCCCTAGCTTTGGGTGTGCTTTCAACTTTGAAGTAAGCTGTGTCGTTATATACGATATGGAAATTACGAATCTGAAGTTTGTTAGTAGTGACCGCTTTGTTGTCTTGCTTTAAGACTTGCTCACTGAACTGGTACTTAAAGAGGTAAGGCACACCTGCATAGATAACCGTATTTGAATTTGCGGCTACGTCTGCTAAGGCTTCTGCCTGAGTTCTTAAACTTCCTGTGGTGTTCACAAACAGTGTGTTGCTGTCTGAGTATGGCAGTGACGAACCAGTGACTTTATAACGCCTGTCTAATAACAAGGCACCACCACCGTAGTTAGTTAAGCCTGTGGTATAAACCATATCAGGACTTGCAGAATCACTAGCCAGACTAAGGTTTTCTAAATAGACCCCATCTGAGTATTCCATGACAAGCTTGATTGTTGAGCCGTTAAAGGCTGCTGAACATACCTTGCCTGTGAACTTCCATTCTGACCAAGCACTCTGTAGCTTCTCTTCACCACGCCAATAGTAGCGATACACAAAGACTGAGTTAGGCTTATCTTCAGTTAGCACTAACAACATATCTTCATTTGATGACGCTGATAAGCCTCTAATCGTACCGTCTAAATAGTTAGGCACATGGGCAGATACATCGGCAGCATCATTAGTTTCTGAAGCTTGCTCTACGTAATACTCACGGACACCCGACCACTTACCTTTAGAGAACCCAAAGAATACATAACGACCTGCACCTACTGGTTTAGCAGTGAGGTTTGCCTCAAAGTTAGTAGATACGTCAATGTGTACTGTGTCGGGTGTTAATAGCTCTGAAGCTGTCAACATGAACTGGGTCAAGTCAGAGAAGATCAACAAGGATTCGTTAAATGGAATCGCGTGTTTCAGGATAGAGATTTGGTTGTTAGATACAGCCACGTCTATCGGGTTAGAGTCAAGAGTGGTCAATACAGTCTTAGGGAAGAAGTTATAGAACTCTCCAGCTTCACTAAAAATAACATTCTCATCTGCTAGGAAACCTAAGCGGTTACGATGGAAAAAAATATCGTTAATCTTGTAGCCTATAAAAGAAGGTACAGGGTTAGTATCTTCATCCCCTGCTTCTCGGTCATCCCACGTCAAAGGGGCAAAGGTAAAAGTACCGTTGACTTCTTTACGGAGACTGTGGGGCATTGTGATATTGTTTATACGGTTCTTAAGGGCTGAACCATCGACTGCTTTGCCACCTACAGTTTCTTTCCATATTAACTCGTTGTTGGTGTTGTCACCTTGAGTCAGGTGGACATAGTGATCGTCTTGCTTCTTCTCATTACTACCTGCCACTTTGATCTTAAAGCCTACCTTACCTTTACGGGGGAGGTTCTTAAAGTCTATGGTTTGGCCTTTAAAGGAGTAAAGGAATCTGTCACCAGCACCATCACTAGAGGTGATCGTGAAGTCAGCAGAGGGGTTAGTAACATATATCACTGAACCGATTTGCTCTTTAACAAAAGGTGAGGATACACCTAAGTTGTTTAATAACTGAGTAGCTATGTAATCAGTACCGATCTGCGCGGCATGGGCTGCTGAACTACCGTCTGGTGTAGTATATGTCGATGTTACAGAGCCTACTTTAATAGTGTAGGTTAAGCCGTAATCAGCTTGTCGTACATAGAACATAGCCTCATTAGGTCGGGCAGTAGGTACGTATGTATCTAGCAGAACAGTCTTAGATTTATTCACTACAAAAGTAGTATCACCTACAGACACTGCACTAATATCAGTTTCAAAACTGGTGATACCAGTGAGGTATGTAGGGAGCGAGGTAAGGGCATTACCGTCTACGTCATTAACTACCAGTGCTGTACCTGCCTTATCAAACACCTTAACACCTGCGGAACTAAAGACTGCTGTGTAGTCCTCAACACTTGAGTATTTTATAGCGTGTAGGAATACATCGTTAGCGTTGGCTACACCAGATAGTTTGGCAATATGCTCTGTACAAGGGCGTTTCTCTAAGCCGCGAGTTACAGAAGAAAGGCCGTTCTCTTGGACTTCTGCTTGGCTTGCGTGTCTTAGGCTTGGGGGTTGTTGTGATACCCCATTTAAGAGGTTAGGTATAGAACCTGAGATTAAAGACATTTGGCTAACCCCATCGGTTTATAATTGAATAAGTGTCATAGTTGTCAAAGATATTTAGGTCTTTAACATCGGACTCGTTGTGTGACAGTGCAACCCACGCAGATTGTTCATCAGCAGCATTAAAGCTGTGTAATGCTTCTGAGCCAAGTACACGGTCTTGTAGAATACGTGCAGCCCTGATTGTTGAGTAGCGTCTAGCTGCTTCAGGCATTTCATCGAAACTAAGAAGAACAACAATGTTCACTTCAATAGTGTCTGTAATTGTGTAGGTGTTTTTAATACGGTCATACAGCCGCATACCACGTTGTACTAAGTCAGACTCTGAGGACATTCGGAGTGCTGTAGTGTCTACGTGTAGACAGTTGGCGGGTAAGGTAATCTCATTGCTGGCGTTAGGTGTCAGATTGAATTTCAAGTCTGTGTTGAACGCCCATCCCATTGATTGAACATCACGACTTACATTATCTAAAGTCTGTTCTGCAAGGCTTGCTTCCACTAAACCAGAGGTTAGTGAGTTAACAGGAGATTCACCAATCGTAGCCAACAAGGTATTTACAGCTTCTAGCTTGGTTGTTGGATTCATTAGTTTTCCTTCAATAAAAGAAAAAAAAGGGCAGAGAGAATTAATCTCCCCACCCTTTTGAGTAGAACTATATACTGCTTATACTGCGTTCAAAGAAATGGCGCAAGCAGGGCGTAGGATATTGTGACCCATAGCGTACTTAGCAACCATTAGTGTACCTTGGCGATCAATCTGGTATTCAGACTCAACACCTAAGTCCAACAACTTCACAGTTGCGGCAGCGTCTTGGCTGAAGATCAAACCACGCAAGGCAGTGTAGTTAGCACGATAAGCCGCAGTACGTGTACTTGTAATCGGCTCAACGTCAGCAGAGGCACTTGCTTGGTTAGTGCTAGGTAGATGATTGCTCATCATAATCTTCACACCGCCCACTTGAGGCACTACGCCTGAAGCTACGGAACCTTCACCACCAACGTCACGGTTCAACCATGCAGCGTTAGCAACACTAGGCACGTTAAGTAGCGCGTAGTATTGAGCAGGTGGTAGTACACAAACCTTATCACCGCCAATGTCTTTCTTATCGAACTCTTCAAGAGCCGCATAGATAGCAGCGACAATCTTAGCACCGTCTAAAGCATGTGCAGTAGTCGTACCAATGTTGAAGTTAGCAGTGTAAACCTCATCCGTGAATGACGCACCAAAAGCAGTTGCAGCTAGTGAGGCAGTAGTAACCGTTGCGGCCTTAGCAATGATACGAGCAATGTTGCGATCAGACACATTAGCTAATGCGTTACCTGACTCTTTAGAGTAGATAGAACGAACATCGTAATGGTTCATTGCTTCGTCAATCTTGGCAATGAATTGTGTGCTGATTAACAAATCATCAACGGTAACAATACGCTCACCATGCTTGATTGCATCTGCTTGTATTAATGTACCAGCAGTGTGGTACTTTGCAGAACCAGTGCCAGTTAAGGGGAATGATGCAGACTTACCATTGGAAATAGTACGTGTGCGGTGTAGAGGCATGAAGACGTTCTTTTCCTCGTATGCGGTAAGGACTTCACCAGCATAAAGTTTGAGAAAGAGGGAACGATCATCACCTGTCGCGTTCATTTGACCTAATCGTGATGTTGTTTGGTCTGTTGGAAATGCCATGTTATATGTACCTATTTAAAGTAAAGTATTAAGTTGTTGAGTTATGTTGTTTATTCTCAGCTACTCTTACTTCCTTTCCCTTAAAGATTGTCCTCCGCAGAGGGTCGATAGATACTTAGAATAAAGTTGTTGCTTCGTTAAACGAAAAAAACCCCCGAAGGGGCTTTAAGATTGCGGAGACAGAGAATCTACAGGACGTTGCTACGTTGTAATTTATTAGCTACGGACTGTCGATATGCAGAGTCTGAACTGTACCTTGGGTCACGCATTGCTGCGGTCAGTTGGGCGGCAGAATCAAAGACCCCACCTGTAACGGATTTAGTCTCGCCCATGATAAGTGAAGGTTCACTTCCGTTAACAGAACGGTACTGAGCTTGTAGACCTTGAATCGCAAGATTTGCTGTCTCTATGTTTCCACTGTTCACAGCGTTATTAAACGCATCAATGGAGGCTTCGGGCATATTATCAGAAGCCCAAGTAACCATATCTTCGTATGCTTCTTGTCCTCCAACCTGCCCAAAGGCTTCTTCTTGCATCTGTTCTGCCACCGCCATTTGACCATCTATGAATTGGTCAACTATGCCGCGTGGAATCCCAGCTTCTATTAAAGAGTCGTAAGAGTCCTCCGACAGACCACCAAGCTCCATGAACTCTTGAGATAAGGAATCAAAATCAATACCAATCTCTTCAAGTTCTTCAACGATAGCTTCTAGGTCGTCATCTTCTTCTTCGGACTCTTCTTCGTACTCTTCATCATCATCATCTTGAGAACCTAACTTCTGTTCAAGGGATTCGTAGGCCGAAGCCATATCCTCAACAGTGTTGAACTTCTCAGGTAGCCACTCAGGACGGTCAGACACATCAGGGTTATCAAGACCTTCAGCCTTTTCTAACATATCTAATGTATGCTGCCCGTCCTCGGACTCTTCTTCGTATGTGTTCACTGTATCTACCATTTATAACTGTCTCCAAACAGATAGTTTATTTAGACTTTTTCTTGTTTTGCTTGTTTAAGTGTTCACGTAGGTTCTTACTACCTGATTTCTTAACTTCATCTTTAGTTACTGTTGAGTAAGACTTACCACTTTTGCCCTTGGGCCAAGTAAACACTCTTTGTCCAGCAGCTTTAGCTTCCTTAAATGCAGCACCAAAAGAGCTACTTTGACTGCTAGAACTCGCGCCCTGTGTCGATTCTGAGGAAGTTTGCGAGGCATTAGCCACAGTTGTAGCCGTAGCTGCGCTTGTTATAGGCTTTTTCTTTTCTTTCTTAGTACCAAAGCCAGCTTTAGATTCACCAGTACGCTTTTTCACCTTATCAGGATGCACAGCGTTATATACTGAAGCACCTACTGAAAGTGCGGCTAGTGGGCCACCAAATCTAAGGAGGTTCTTACCGACTGAGGCAAGCCTACCGCCTTTCTTAACACTGGTGTTACCACCGATACGTTCACCAGCAGGGCCAATAGTAGTACCCTTAGGAGTCGGTGGCTTGCCACGCGCATCTTTCAAAGATTGCCTCATTTTAGATTGTGTAGTCTTAGGAGTCGGTGGCTTGCCACGCGCAGCTTTCAAAGATTGCAGTAGCTTAGAAGGTTTCTTAACGGCCTTCTTCTTGACTACCTTCTTCTTGACTACCTTCTTCTTGACTACCTTCTTCTTGACTACCTTCTTCTTAGCTTCAGTCTTCTTAGC